ACAGCTACGCCGACCACCCCCGCACGATGGTCAAGCTGCCACGCCTGGGGATCAACTCCAGCGCGGCGGGCCGCTATCAGGTACTGAAGCGCACCTTCGACGCTTACAAGGTCAGGCTGCGGCTGACCGATTTCAGCCCGGTCAGCCAAGACCAGATCGCCGTCCGTCTCATCCGCGAGCAGGGCGCCCTGCCGGACATCGAGGCCGGCCGCATCCCGGCAGCCATCGCCAAGTGCGCCAACATCTGGGCCAGCTTGCCCGGTGCCGGCTACGGCCAGCGCGAGCACAAACTGGAGACCCTGCTGGCCGCCTACCGTCAGGCCGGCGGCAACCTGGCAGGAGTCGCCGCATGAGCCAGTGGGCAGTTCGGATCCTCAGTGCCCTGCTGCTGGCCGGCGCACTGCTGGCCTTGGGAATGCTGCTGCATGAGACCCGCCAGCAAAACCAGCTGCTGCAGGATCAGCTCAGCCAGGCCCAGGCCGAGCTGCAAGGGCGGGATCGCCTCCTGACCCGCTACCGCCAGCGCTCGGCCTACAACGCCGAGCTGGCCGCCCAGCAGCAGGCCACCCTCACCACCCTCACCCGCCGGCTGCAGGAAAGAAGCAGCCGGCTGCATCAACTGGAGCGCGATAATGAAGCACTTCGCAATTGGGCGGCGACTGCTCTGCCTGAGCCTGTTATCCGGCTGCGCCAGCGCCCCGCCCTCACCGGCGCCGCAGCTTATCGAGATTGGTTGTCCACGGGTGACGCCCTGCCAGCTGCCGGCGGCGAACCCCCGCCGTAACGGCGAGCTCAACGACCAGCTGGACGCCACCGAAGCCGCCTGGGCCGCCTGCGCCGCCCAGGTGGATGCCGTCTATCAATGCCAACAGGAGCAGGCCGATGAACAAGCCCAACCAGGTGCGTGAGCTGCTTAGCAGCACAGTGCCCCACCTCAAGCACAACCCGGACAAGCTGCACATCTTCATTGAGGGCGGCAACCTGGTGGCCACCGGCGCCCGGCAGAACCTCTCCTTCGAGTACCGCTACCAGCTCATCATCCTAGTGACCGACTACGCCGACCACGCCGACAGCCTGATGGTGCCTTTGCTGGCCTGGGTGTCCAGCAACCAGCCGGAGCTGATGACCCATGCCGAACGCCGGGAGCGCGGAATTCGCTTTCGGTCCGAGCAGCTCACCAACCAGACTGCCGACATCGAGATCAGCCTGGAGCTCACCGAGCGGGTGCGGGTCAGCCAGCAAGACGGCGGCGTGGAGGTGGTACACCTGCCCGAGCCGCCGCTGGATCCGGATGCCGGGATCAACTGGCTGCTCTATATCGCAGGCGAGCAGGTGCTGCCGTGAACGAGCTACAGCCGCTACTCGACCGCCTGCAGGGGATCCTGGGGGCCATGGCGCCGGCCAGCCGCCGGGAACTGGCCCGGCAGATCGCCACCCAGCTGCGGGCCAGCCAGGCCCAGCGCATCAAGGCCAACCGGGATCCGGGCGGCCAGGCCTATGAACCACGCAAGCCCCAGCCCGCCCGACTCCGGCAACGCCGCGGCCAGCTGCGCCAGCAGATGTTTCAGAAGCTCACCCGCCTGCAGTGGCTCAAGCGCCGCGCCACCGCCGACAGCGCCACCGTGGAGTTTGTGGGCCAGGCCAACCGCATCGCCCGGGTCAGCCAGTACGGCCTGCGGGATAGAGTGAACAAGCAAGGAGGGATGGCCCAGTATCCAAAGCGGGAGATACTGGGGCTGACAGGTGATGAGGTTGATAAGATAGAGGCCCTGCTATTTAGTCATTTAAAAAATCTTTCCCATAAACATGAATAAATCAGTTCCCTGTGCAATGGGAATATCACCATGACTGTTCAGGATTGTTTTAGATTGAAGCCTTACCATAGATGAATCTTGTTGGGATTGGGTATGTGGTTACAGACATCTTATTGCACTTTATTATGTATTTATCGCTAAGCATCATTACAACCCACACGTCATCAAGTATGTTGCCATCTTTAAATTCACACCCGGCATGACTAGGTATATAGCCTCTTACATCACCACTAACATAATAAGATGATTCAAAAGACCCTACACCCAAAAAGCCAACCAAAGCTCCCCTTAGCTGCTCATTGAATACGAACATAAACAAAGATAATGAAAGTAAGGAAACGGAAACTACAAATCCAATCTTTGGATGAAAGTCATATCTAGCAACAAGAAACGAATACACAAGAAAGAATAGTGTTATGCACAGAACCTGAGCAACGTCTCCAGCAATTAATGGGCTAACTATCTTTGCCACCACGACAATCAATATATTCAAAGCAAACAGAGCAACAAATATCTCTCTCAATAATGCCGCAAATATCCGCCCCAGGTTAACTAATGGATCATCGCAAAAATTGCTGTACATTATAAATAGTAGACAAGGGAATATAATCAAGGACAAGAAAAGAAATGCATAAACAAAATATACGCTTGACCATCCAATGAGGGAGAAATAAAGAATTAAGTACACTGGTGAAAATGCAATAATGAAATACACCACCCACTCGAACCGCAAAGCATTGACCTTGAACAAGGTGCGCAAGCTATTTTTCATTCCAGTAAAGGTGTGTGGAATAAAAGTTACAAGCGCCATAAACCAGATCGAAATCAGCACAGCAGTCACTGCAACAACAATTAAAACATTTGTATTTAACATGGCGCCAACTGATTCGTGCGCAATATTATTGTCATTCAAGTAAAGCTTTATAAGTGCAGCACCAAGAATAGTAAGAAAGAAGAAAATCACTGTCGCTAGCTTCAATAGCGGGTCTAAATAAAATATAATCTTCTCCCTAATAGATGAAACAGCTATTTTTTGTGATGCATTAACTAGAACACCATCTTTTAACTTGAATTTAACTTTGTTTTTCATGATCCATTACCGTTCCCTTGGTTTTATAAAATTCATATCACATATCTAGAAATATATTCTTCTCTTCTATATCAATGATATATCTGATGATGTGAGAGGATTATCAAAATGATGATAATCTATTCATCAAATGAGGATTCGTTGTGACAGTCATCAGCGACAACCACCCAGCCTAGCCACCGCGCCGTCTGCCCCTCAATCATGCGGGCATGCAGACCCATGACCAACTTATCGAACTCCTCACCCGCCTGGAGAACCTGATCCGCCTCGGCACCGTTGCCGAGGTGGATCTCACTGTCTCCCCGCCCCTGTGCCGGGTGCAGACCGGCGGCCTGCTCACCGACTGGCGTCCCTGGATCAGCCAGCGGGCAGGCTCGGCCCGCACCAGTTGGCCGCCCACCGTGGGCGAGCAGGTGATCCTCTTCTCCCCGTCCGGCGAGCTGACCGCCGCGCTTGTGCTGCCGGCGCTCTACAGCGACGCCCACCCGGCACCGGACAACCACCCCACCCGCCACCGCACCACCTACCCGGACGGCGCCGTAATTGAGTACGACCCAGAGGCCGGCGCGCTCAAGGTGAGCGGAGTGAAGACCGCCACGGTGCAGGCGGCCGTCTGCGTCACCCTCAACACGCCCAGCACGGTGCTGGCCGGCGATCTGCAGGTGGCCGGCAAGGCCAGCATCGGCGGCACCCTGGCCACCGGCGGCAAACTCACCACCCCGGCGGCCAGTGTCGGCGGCATCGAGTTCGGTACTCACAAACACGCCGAACACGACGGTGGCGTCACGGGAGGCCCGCAATGAGTTGGCCCGGCATGCACATCACCACCGGCCTGGCGATTTCAGAGGCCGAGCACATCAAGCAGTCGGTGCGCGACATCCTCACCACTCCGGTGGGCACACGCCTGATGCGCCGGGAGTACGGCTCGGAGATCTTCGAACTGCTGGACCAGCCCCAGAACGGCGCCACCCGCTTGCGCCTGATGGCCGCCACCGTCATGGCCCTGCTGCGCTGGGAGCCGCGCATTGAAGTCAGCAGCGTCAGCCTGGGCAGCAGCGCCATTGACGGCAACCTGACCATCTCGCTGGCCTACCGCCGCCGGGATCTGAACCAGGCCGCCACCCTGACCATCAGCACCGGGAGCCCAGCATGAGCCTGATCGACCTGTCCCAACTGCCGGCCCCCACCGTGGTGGAGTCGTTGGATTTTGAGACCATCTTGGCGGCCAATCAGGCGCTGCTGCTCTCCCTCTACCCGGCAGAAGAGCAGGACGCCCTCGCCCAGACCCTGCAGCTGGAGTCCGAGCCGCTCAACAAGCTGCTGCAGGCCTTCGCCTACCGGGAGTTGCTGCTGCGGGCCCGCATCAACGATGCCGCCCAGGCGGTGATGCTGAGCTATGCCGCCGGCGCAGACCTGGATCAGATCGGCGCCAACTTCCACGTGACGCGCCTGCTCATCTCCGCCGCCGACCCTGATGCCCTGCCGCCGGTGGAGGCCGAGTGGGAAGCCGACAGCGATTTTCGCCGCCGCATCCAGATGGCCCTGGATGGCCTGTCGGTGGCCGGGCCGGCCTCGGCCTACCAGTTTCATGCCCTCTCGGCTGATGGCCGGGTGTTGGATGTGGGCGTCACCAGCCCGGATCCGGGTGAGGTGGTGGTGGCAGTATTGAGCCGGGAGGGCGATGGCACCGCCTCGGCGGAGCTCATCACCGCCGTGACCAGCGCCATCAATGCCGATGACATACGTCCGCTGACCGACCATGTGACGGTGCAGACCGCCATCATCCACCCATACAGCGTTGACGCGACCCTCTACGTCTACCCGGGGCCGGACAGCAGCGTGGTGATGGCCAACGCCCAGGCTGCCCTGGAGGCGTATGTCGCCCAGGTCCACCGCATTGGCCGTGACGTGCCTCGCTCCGGCCTCTATGCCGCCCTGCACCAGGCCGGCGTCCAGCGGGTGGAGCTGCTGAGCCCCGCTGACGATCTGGCGATCTACGACGACGAGGCCGCCTGGTGCCAGAGCATCACGCTGACCCTGGGAGGCGTAGCGCAATGACCCTGTTGCCCCCCAACGCCCCCCCCCTTGAGCGC